GTAGGGTTGCGACCAAAGACGCCGCCTTGCTGTTTAATTGTCATCAGTTCACCTTTTGAATTAAATTGACGATAACTTTAGCTTCTCCAATTCCAGTTTTCCCACCTGCGCAAGTGACCTTTAAGAAGTCTCCTTTAACAAGATCCCTGTCAGAAAAGGTGGGAGAAGTCCCTGTTGTATTTTGAACCAAATCCACATCACCCACAGAAGCATTGGTGGATGTTGTTACTGACAGAAACAGCTTGTTAGAGAAACTCAAAGGCCTCGACAAAGATAAATAAGTTATATTAGGACACCAACATGAAAAATTTTAGAGATTATCTAACAGAATCTAAAAAAACTTATAACTTCAAGATTCGTGTTGCAGGAGAATTGCCAGAATCATTTGAGGATCGTCTAGAAATGAACCTCAAAAAATATGATCTGGTTAACATGAGCAACGGCAAAACAACACCTATTACTGAAAAGCCTCTTGATTTTCCACAACTGCAAAATATGGAAGTAACACACTATGAAGTTGAAATAGGATATCCTGTTACCAGTCATGTTTTGGAAAGATATCTCGTAGACAATTGTGTAATTCCACACAGCCACATTGTGGTCAGAGGCGAATTTGATCCTGTAGAAGAACAACAGCCAGAAACCGAAGAAGAAAAACCATACGAAGCACTGTTGAACACACAAGACATGGGCGGAGAAAGTGCGCAAGACCTAACAGGCTCAAACAGAGTAATGGACCTGCTTAAAGAATTAGAAGATGCTCGCAAAGAACGCGACAACGATCCTTTAGATGGAGTGCCGCAGGGCGAGTCTAAAGACATCGACGACAAAATAAATACAAAAAGTTCAATAGGAAGTTGATATGGACATGAACAAAATTTTAAAGAATTTCGATGATGCAAGCACGGGCAATAAAACTGTTGCTTCAGCAGAAACAGGATCGATGAAAGCAATTTTAGAAAACTTTAACCAAGTTGCAGAAGGCAGTTATCCAATGCCTTCACCTGCTGCTATGCCACAAGAAGATCGTGGTCAACCTGTCAGCATGAATGTCAGCGTAAATGCCAGCGGCAAAGAAAATGTGCAGGATCTTTTGAATTTGATGAAGACTGCCGGACTAGGTGATGCTCAACCTGTCGACAGAGACATGATGCCAATGCAAACTGACATGCAAAAACTGCGTGATATTGTAGATGGTCCTAGCTGTGCTGACGAAGAAATCGAAGAAGAAGAATGGACAAATTCACCTGACGAAGAATACAAAGACGACAACTATATGACGCAGGATCTGTCAGGCGGCATTAACAGAAAGAAAAAGTCATACTCAGCTGCGCAAGATGGTGACAATGCAATGGCTGTGGAAAACAGTATCAAAGAAAAATTAATGCAAGCACTGGAAGAAAAGAAAAAAGGCGGCAAGGACGGTAAGGCTTGCTGGGACGGATATTATCTAGCAGGAACCAAAATGAAAGGCGGTAAAGAAGTAGACGATTGTCGTCCTCGCAAAAAACCAAAAAAATAAAAATTTAAAAAATCACATAGCCCTGCAAGGGGCTATTTTTTTGGTTAAATAAATGTATGAGCAAATCACTTGACGGAGTCTTAACCAAAAAGGCTAACCAACGCGAACAGTATACTGAAGAACAAATAAACGACCTTGCACAATGCATGGATCCTCAACTTGGGTATCTATATTTTGCCCGTAAATTTGCATACATTCAGCATCCTGTAAAAGGTAAACTGTTGTTCGATCCATTTGAATACCAGCTAGGCTTAATGGAAAGTTATCACAACTATCGCTTCAATATTAACATGATGCCTAGACAGACAGGTAAGACCACCTGTGCCAGTATCTATCTATGCTGGTATGCAATGTGAAATGTGCGCCGATCATATTAGGGCAGGTGTTACTAGTTATAACAAAGGCAGTATCGAGTTTGAAAATGGATCACGTATTGTGAGTCAAACAACAACAGGCAACACAGGACGTGGTATGAGTATATCACTACTATACTGTGACGAGTTTGCATTTGTGCAACCTAATATTGCGGAAGAGTTTTGGACTTCAATATCACCCACACTGGCAACAGGTGGTCGTGCTATTATTACATCTACACCTAACAGTGACGAAGATACATTTGCTACTATTTGGAAACAAGCAGAAGATAAATTTGACGAACACGGTAATGAGCAAGATGTGGGACGTAACGGATTCCACTCGTTTATTGCTAGATGGGACGAACATCCTGACAGAGACGAAGCCTGGCGCGATGCTGAGATAGGACGCATAGGCGAAGAAAAATTTAGAAGGGAATACGGTTGTGAATTCCTAGTATTTGATGAAACACTTATCAACTCAATCAAACTGGCAACAATGGAAGGATCTAGCCCTATTTTGAACATGGGGCAAACCCGTTGGTATAAAAAACCAACCAGTCAATACACATATGCTGTGGCACTAGATCCCAGCATGGGAACAGGTGGCGACTATGCTGCCATCCAAGTATACGAACTACCTACTTATGTGCAAGTAGCAGAGTGGCAACATAATACCACTGCTATACCTGGACAGATCAGAATACTCTGTGATATCTGTCGTTATATTGCAGACGAGACAAAAAATCCACAGAGTATATATTGGAGTGTGGAAAACAATGGTATAGGCGAAGCAGCACTTATTGTGATCAATGACTTTGGCGAAGAAAATATTCCAGGAATGTTTGTGAGTGAGCCTATTCGAAAAGGTCATGTTAGAAAATTTCGCAAAGGTTTCAACACCACACACGGAGCAAAAGTCAGCAGTTGTGCAAGGCTAAAAACCATGGTGGAAAACGACAAGATAAAAATAAATTCAAAGCCTCTAATTGGCGAACTAAAAAACTTCATAGCAACAGGAAGCAGTTATCAAGCAAAATCAGGGTCGTCAGATGATCTGGTTATGTCAACAATTCTTGCACTGCGCATGATGACTGTGTTACGTGATTGGGATCCCAGAGTGTATAACACTTTTGTTACAGCAGAATCAGATGAAGACTATGAACCGCCAATGCCTATCTTTGTAAGTAGCAACTATTGATAAATACATTACTATGAAAAACTTAGATGTAATTGCTGAAGAACTGTTTAACAAAATTAGAGGCCGTTTTCCATCAGTAACAATTGGCGACGCTGAAGGCAATGTTACGAATGAACCAGATAAGGCAAGGTTTTTTGATTTTGATTTCAAAGAAGGTGAGAAAAATTTAGGAAAAGTAAGTATGTCTTTGGAAGACAACAAGATGAGTGTTATGTATAGCGCAGATTTTGTTGAAAACGAAGATACATTTACCAAAGAAAAATGGTATGCTTTTCTCAAAGAACTAAGAAGTTTTTCAAAAAAGAGATTGTTGAATTTTGACACAAGAAATATTAATAAGTCAAATTTGAACCGTAGAGATTATAAATTTTTGGCACAGAATCGCTCCGGAGAGGTTACAATGGAATCCAAAATGTATGGCACTAGCAAGCAGAGCTTCCAAGATGTTGGCACAGCTCGATTAGTAGTAAAACACGCAAGACCAGTAAATATAGATCTTGCAGCAGGAAGAACTCAGCATATCAATTCAATTTATATTGAAAGTGCTGAAGGTGAAAGATTTAAATATCCGTATAAACACCTTAACGGTGCAAGAGCAATGGCAAGACACGTTGCAGAAGGCGGTAAACCTTACGATGACTTTGGATCTCATATCACTGAGATGAGCGAAGAACTATCTAAACTGCGAAAGTTTAAAACTTATATGAATCGTTCTAGTGTGATGGCAGAAAGTTTATCTGAATATCTAGACACAGTCAACGAGCGTATCGAAACTATTAAAAACAGAGTTTCAAGTTTACAAAGAGAAAATTCATACAAAGAAGCATTTGAAGGTTTTGAAAAGCCTATTCTGGAAGACGTTCCAAATGACGTTGCTGAAAACTGGATTGAACAGTTGACCATTAAACAGTTTAACGAAGAACTAAAAGACGTATTCCCATACATTTATAGACTGATAGGCGAAACTACTCGTGCTAAAGAACTAGGTCCAGAAGACTTGATGGACGAAGAACAAGACGTAAATGACTCCGTAGACAATATCGAAACGAACAATGATCCAGATCTAAGTGAATTTGAAAGTGCCATAGAAGAAATGATGGGCCAGTTTGCGGAAGGCGACAAAATGGCAAGAGTGCCATTAGACGGTCCTATGACAAAATACACTGTGCAGAAAGGCGACACTCTTTACAGTCTAGCTAAAAAGATTGGCACCAGCGTGGACATGCTGAAGCAGTTAAACAGAATGGATGATGACAACATTCAGGTTGGACAGGAGCTTAATATTCCCGAAAGCATGAACGAAGAGTATGGTCCAGAAGATGACGAATTTCATAAAGGCATTCATGTTAAACTAGGCGGAGACCCTGACAAATGGAAGCCACACAGAGACCGTCCGGTAGATGGTGATCATGTTGAATTAAAAGTTCCTATGAGATACAAAGCAGTCGAAGACAAACTAAAAAAATTGTTTAGCGGCTTGACTGATATAGATGTTGACGTATTAGATGTTGATTACACCAAAGGGCAAAGAACTGTAATGATTGACGGAGAAACTCCTCACCCTTCAATACTTTCGGCACTGAACGGCACATTAGACAAGTTTGACACAGGCGAGCATACGGGCTTATACAAAGAAGGCAACAAGTTTTCAGGTGAACTGGAAAAAGCAAGAAGGCAAGGCAAAGACGAAATGGAAGTAGACGGTGAGAAAATTCCAGTCACTGAGTTTGTGCTTTCGTTCTTTGATAGAGAAACAGGACAGTTTCCTAAAGGAGAAACAGCAGTTCTTACCAAAGTGGAAAAAGAATACGGTGATCAGTTTATTACACCTGCTAAACAGTTTATCGAAGCAATAAACAACAAAATAGCAGAAATGTATGGTTATAAAGATGATGACCTAGAAGAAGAAGGCACAGAGTTAGATAGAATTAGGGGATTAGCAGGATTGTAAAAAATCCTGTTAGATCTCAAGAATTTAGTTGACAAACTAAATAAAAGTGTGTAGTATATACATTGTGCTACACAATTAGGCACTAAGCATATAGGCAAATATTATAGGAGAAAAGGCACTATGGCAAGTTTAGCAGAAATCCGAGCAAAGCTCAAAGAACAAGAAAACCGCACAGGCGGCAACACTTCATCAGGTCCTGGTGATAACGCAATTTACCCATTCTGGAATATCAAAGAAGGCGAAAGCGCAACATTTCGTTTCCTTCCTGATGGCGACGAATCCAACACTTTTTTCTGGCAAGAACGTTTAATGATTAAACTTCCTTTCGCAGGAATTAAAGGTGACACTGATTCTCGTCCAGTTCAAGTTCAAGTTCCTTGTATTGAAATGTATGGTGACAACTGTCCAGTTTTGTCAGAAGTCCGTGGTTGGTTTAAAGATCCAAGTCTAGAAGACATGGGTCGTAAGTATTGGAAGAAGCGCAGTTATATCTTCCAAGGCTTTGTAACGGATAATCCGCTACAAGACGATACTACTCCAGAAAACCCAATTCGTCGATTCATTATTGGTCCTCAAATTTTCCAGATCATCAAGCAGGCGCTTATGGATCCAGACATGGAAGAATTGCCAACAGATTACACTGCTGGTGTAGACTTCCGTCTTAACAAAACTAGCAAAGGCGGATACGCAGACTATTCTACGTCTAACTGGGCACGTCGAGAGCGTCCATTAGGCGATGCAGAAATGAATGCAGTTAACACACATGGGTTGTTTAATCTCAATGACTTCCTGCCTAAAAAGCCAACTGATGTTGAACTTAAAGTAATCCAAGAAATGTTTGAGTCTAGTGTTGACGGAGAACCCTATGATCCAGATCGGTTCAGTCAGTATTTCCGTCCAGCAGGTATGACAGCACGAACAGGGGATCCTAACATGGCTGCAAGTGCAAACGCAACTGCAACCAGTCAGAGTGCTCCTACTCCTGCACCGATGCCAGAGACAGCTCCTGCAGATCCTACTCCTGCGCCAATGCCAGAGACAGCTCCTGCAGATCCTACTCCTGCGC